CTGTTGGATGCAAGCAGATTGTTTGAAGTATGCGTTGAGCATACCTAATCTTGAAGGAATTTGGGCAGCAACAACACCTAGTGAAAGGCGTAAGCTAAATGGATGAGATTATAAATCTAAAGCCAGACTACACTAACGCCATGGATCTTCGTGGAGAACCTTTAGAGGTTTGCGTTTGTGGTTCACGATTATGGAATGTTAAATGTATGTTTGAAGAAAAGGAGATTTCCTTTTACTTTCTAGACATGGAGTGCGCATTGTGCGGTTCTATGGCTACAGCACCAACATTGGCGGATGATGATGATGTATAGAGAAGGCGATGTAGAAACTGCCCTACTAAGATTAGGGGTTGAGGTAAATCAACGCAACAGTGAGTTAACTGGTCTTTGCCCAATGCACTTAGAAAGAACTGGCCGACAAGACTCTAATCCTTCTTGGTCTATGAACTGTGAAACCGGTGTGCACCACTGCTTCTCCTGTGGATACCGAGGAACACTTCTTACTTTAGTTGCAGAGCTTAAAGAGTTTAGTACTACCTGGGGCCGCTTAGATTTTGAGGCTGCTAAGGATTGGCTACGAAGCAACGTTGAAGTTAACTTTGAACTGCTAGTAAAGCAGATGGAAGAGGCTAAGAACTCCTACATCCCTGTTCAAAGACCTATTGAGATGAGTGAGGCACGTCTGGCGATTTTCGACGGAGTAGTGCCTGATTGGGCTTTATCTGCTAGAGGCTTGTCATTAGAGGCGTGTCAAAAACATAAGGTTAAGTGGGACCCTAGAATGCAGGGTTGGATAACACCTATCCGTAACGCTGAGAATAACAAGCTTATGGGATGGCAAGAAAAGGGACAAGTAAACCGGTACTTTAGAAACCGACCAACAGGCGTACAAAAATCAAAGACCTTATTTGGTCTTGATGTTTGGTCTGGAGGAACTATGATCATAGTGGAGTCTCCATTAGACGCTGTAAAACTCTCGTCATTGGGAATTGATGGCGGTGTCTCAACCTTTGGAGCATCTATAAGTCAAGATCAGGTTGATCTTATGCGACGTGCTGATAAGTTAATTATTGCATTTGATAATCCTAGGCTTGATCAAGCCGGTAAAAAAGCTTCTAAGGATATGCTTGAGCGTACGAAGAAAGAAGGCTTAGAGTGCCTATTCTTTAACTATCAAGATAATGAAGCAAAAGACATTGGCGATCTAACTGAAAAACAGGTTATACTAGGTATAGAGAAGGCAAAGCATTCAGTTTTTGGAGAGGCGGCATTTTTATGATTATTGGATTAACAGGATACGCACAGTCAGGCAAAGACACTGTAGCTAAAGTTCTTACAAATAATTTTGGATTTGAACGCGTATCATTTGCTGACCCTATCCGCAAACTTCTTTATGAAACAAACCCTACAGTTAAAGATGGTGGCTACAGGCTTCAAGGAGTTATTGATGGCTATGGGTGGGATGTTGCAAAGACGGCGTTTCCAGAGGTACGACGTTTATTGCAAGATCTTGGGGTTGGTGCTCGCAAAGTATTTGGAGAAGACTTTTGGGTTAAGCAAGCCTTGGGTAAGTATAAACCAGGGGATAAGGTAGTTGTAACGGATGTACGTTTTACAAACGAAGCTGATTACCTAAAGTCATTCTCAGAAGCACAGTTGTGGAGAATTAAACGTATGGGTGTAGGTCCTGTAAATACTCATGTATCAGAGCATGATATGGATGGTTACAGGGTAGACCAGATATTTGCTAATAACGGTAACATAGGAGATCTAGAGGCTTTGATTAAGGCAAGGATGACGTCACTAGTATGAGTTTTACAGGAACACTATTACCTTATCAAGTAGAGGCCGTAGAGGCCATGGTAGAGCGCAAGAAGATGCTTGTTGCGTACGACCTTGGCTTAGGTAAAACTGTTCTAACTATTGCCGCACTTGAAGAGCTTAAAGACCTTGGAAAGATAACCGAACCTGGTATTATTATTTGCTTATCCTCATTGAAGTATCAGTGGGCAGAACAGATTAGGAAATTTACAGATGACGCTGCAAACGTTGTGGTCATTGATGGAACGCCAAAACAAAGAGCTATCCAATACGGCGAGGCGGTCGACTGGGGTCACTCGCTCGTTGACTACGTTATCCTCAACTATGAGCAGGTTGTTAACGACTGGGATTACGTCCAACACCTTGCAAGAGGATTCGTTGTCTGCGATGAAGCAACAGCCATCAAAAGCTTTAGATCAAAACGATCAAAGCAAGTAAAGAAACTTACTAGCCCAGTTAAGTTTGCACTTACCGGCACTCCTATTGAGAACGGTAAGCCTGAAGAGCTATATAGCATTATGCAGTTCATAGATCCAAAGGTCTTAGGAAGATTTGATTTATTTGATAAAACTTTTATTGTTCGCAATCATTTTGGTGGAGTAGAGAAGTATAGGAATCTTCCTACCCTAAGTAAAACTCTTGCTACTGCGTCAGTACGCAAACGTCAACAGGATCCAGATGTTGCTCCGTATCTTCCCGATACAATTTTTGCGGAGCCAATTTTGGTAGAGTTTGATAAGGCAGGGGCAACCTTGTATAAGCAGATTGCTAGAGAAATCCTGGAAGATCTTGATAATGCTATGGATGACTTTGGAAGCTCCTTTGATTTATTTTCACACTACTCCGGTGAAAATCAGAACGAGGTTGCTAATGCATTAAAAGGTAAGATTATGTCTAAGCTAACTGCGCTACGTATGTTGTGTGATGCACCAGCTTTGCTATCACACTCTGCAGGTAGGTACCGTAAAGACGGAGATGCTGGATCTAAGTACATAAATGATTTAGATGAGAGTGGTAAGCTAGCTACACTTAAAGCTCACCCTAAAGCTGCCGCTCTTGAACGGTACGTGTCAGACTTTTTAGATAGTTATGATAAAAACAAAGTAGTTATCTTTACTAGCTATGTACATATGGCAAAGCTACTTGAAAAAAGTTTAGAGCAATACTCGCCACAGATTTATACAGGAGAACTAGATGCTAAAGCTAAAGAGGTTGCTAAGGTTATTTTCCAAACTGAGCCAGGTTGTCGTATACTTATTAGTTCTGACGCCGGTGGCTATGGCGTGGATCTTCCTCAGGCTAACTTACTTATTAATTATGATCTTCCGTGGAACGCAGGTTTGGCGTTACAACGTAATGGGCGTATACGAAGGGCCTCTAGTACTTGGCCTTCAATTGTTATTCAAGACTTCTTAATGCAGGGATCTATTGAAGAACGACAACACTCAATGTTGATACAAAAAATGGCTGTTGCAAATGCAATCATCGATGGTGAGGGCATAAATACAGATGGTGGAGTAAACCTAACTGCAGGAACACTTAGGGCATTTTTAGAGGGGATTTCGGTATAAACTATGACTATGCCTAACGCACCTAAGACACCTACACGTACCATACGTGTGTCTGCCGACCTCTGGGAAGCAGTAAAAGCTAAAGCAGCATCCCAAAATCGCACTGTTACAGACGTGATTGTTGAGGGATTAAAGGACTACGTCCAGGAGTTGCAACCTCAGGAATAATCGGCTACACTAGATAATAGGAGGAAAAAATGCCAATTGTTATCGAACGAGAAAATCCTAAGCCAGAACCAACTATCATGACAAAGGTCAGATCCTTTGTTTCTTTAAAGCGACGTATAGATGACCTAACCAAAGAGCAGTCTGTCATAAAGGCAGAGCTTTCAAACTTGGTGGACGAAGAGGGCGAGCCTGACGAAAAAGGTCACCTATGGATTCATCTTCCAGACGAGGTTGACGGCTACACCTCATTACAGCGTCAGCGCCGTGTCACACAGAAGCTTGACGAAGACGAAGCATCTACTATACTTAATAACAAGGGCTTAACAGAGCGCTGTTATAAAATGGTTCCAGTACTAGATGAGGCAGAAGTAATGGCTTGTCTATATGAGGGACTACTAACAGAAGAAGAAATCGACGAGATGTTCCCCAAGTCAATTAGTTGGGCGTTCATTCCTAGTAAGGTTTAATTATGGAAGACAAGGTAGACGAGTTTTTCAGTAGCCTGGATGATTACTATCCAGGTTCTAAAAAGAAACGTCGCCCTGTAGACCCTAATGTAAAAGTTAAAAAAGTAGTAGAAGAAGGGTCTTGGGACGCAAATCCTCAGATCAAAACACTTCCTAACGGAAATGTGCTAGAATTATATAGTGCAGGTAGTTTATGCCTTGCACTAGGAAGACCGATAGTTACTTTAAGACTTTGGGAGCGTAAAGGTTATATACCTCGTGCGCCGTACCGGCTAAAGTCTATAATAGTAAAAGGTGTAAAGAAGCCTGGATGGCGGATGTACAGCAAAGCTATTATTGAAGAAACTGTTAAGTGCTTCCAATCTCGTGGTCTCTTAGAGACTCCGAGAATTGATTGGAATAAGCATCCTGATTTATCAATTGAGTTGATGGAAACATGGAAGCGAATTCACGATCAAGAAACTAACTAATGACCACTGATCCACTGACCTATGAAAGAAGTAAAATGACTAACTCACTCAAAGTAAAGACAGCTCCAAACGTAGATTCTTACGCAGCACCTGTAGTCTCTGATGTTCTAGAGGACGCAGATCTTTTCATCGAAGAAGATGAGACAGAAATTCCATCTCACTCTTCAACAATTCAAACAGGTTGGAGCGCAGCTAAAAAGGCTGTAGCTAAATCAACCAAAACATTCGCTACTGATTTCCGTTTCGACGAAGATGTTCAGCTTGTTAAGTTCATCTCAGACGAACCAATGGTGTTTATGCAACACTGGGTAAATCGTCCAGGAAAGAAATCATTTATTAGTATTGGCGAGGGTGACCCGCTAATTGCTGTGGGCAGTAAGCCAGACCAAAAGTTTGCCTTCACTGTTCTAAATCTCTCTGATGAAGAACCACAGACTCAACTAATGATTGTCGGGGTTCGCCTATGCGGTCAGCTAGAGAAGCTTGCTTCAAATCCGAAGACAGGTCCTCTTAATCGTCCTGACCTATATTGGGCAGTAAGTAAGTCTGGATCGGGGACTAAGACTTCTTACTCAATCGTTCCTGTGAAGGAACGTGACCTTGCTGAGGAATGGGAAATCGATCCTGTTGCAGCAGCCGAGCTAATCAAGACACTTAAGCCACTTGGACCTGATGCGCTACATACATCAACCAAGGCTGAGTTGGCTGAGATTGCTCGTGAAATTGCAGCAGCTAACTAGATAAACCCATCACGTTGAGGGCCCGGTTTTTGACCTCCTTTCTACGGGCCCTCAACAATATCTTTCAGGAGCGCAATGAATATTATTACAACACAGGAACAACTGCAAGAGTTTGTTCTTGCTTACGATTTAGTAGACGCATTTGTATTTGACGTTGAAACAGTAGGCGATCACCGTGGAGACCCACGTCAAAATATTGTTATGTGGATTGCATTTGCAACCCACGACCGCGTAGATGTTATTCCTATGGGACACCCTAATGGTGAGTACATTAGAACAGAATACCCACTTCTTCCGTCTGCGCAAGATAGAATTATTAAGGGCTTACCTTTGCGTGCTTCTGATTACAGCAAAGATGAAAAGAAAGCCAAGAAGATCTTTACAGAAGGTCCAGAACAGTTAACTCCTGGAGAAGTCTTTAAGGCTCTTAAGCCTTTGTTTGCTAGTGATAAGGTAAAGATTGGCCACAATCTAAAGTTTGATTTACAGAGTGTAACCAAGTATCTTGGCACACTTCCTGCACAACCATATGCTTGCACACTCAATGCTGCATTTATTCTTAATACACAAAATCGTAACAGCCTTGGTCTAGATGACTGCCTTAAGCGTGAGTTTGATTACAACATGGTTAAAGGTGTAGGTAAAGAAGTAGAGGTTTATTCTTTTGAGGAAGTAGCAACTTATGCTGCTCTAGACGCAGAGTGGACTTGGAAGTTGTGGAACAAGTACTCGGAGCAATTAGATGTTGACAGCCTACGTGGCGTGTTTAACCTTGAGATGGATGTTTTAGATGTTATCTGTAGCATGGAGTTACGTGGTGCAGATATAGATGTAGCAGAGCTAGAAAAGCTAAAAGATAACCTAGAGTTACAACTAGAAATTACTAAGGGAGATATCTACAGTTTAGCTGGAAAAGCTTTTAATATTAATAGTATTCCAGAAAAGCAAAAGCTTTTGTTTTCTAGTAAAAAAGAAGGCGGACGTGGACTACGCCCTAAAGTTCTTACACCAGCCGGCGAGAAGCGCATGGAATCCGGCACCCCATCAACGGTATCTGACTATTCGGTATCAGAACCTGCACTAAGAATGTTTGCAGGAAAAGATGCTCTTGTAGATGCGTTTCTCAACTATTCTGATCTAAATAAGTTATTAACTACTTATGTTATTCCTTACTTAGGTGGGGATATTACACGCACCCTTCTTGGTAAATCAAAGACGGTTGCAAAGAAAAGTCTGCTTCTTGATGGACGTATCCACACAGACTTTATTCAATATGGCGCAGAGACGGGAAGATTTTCTAGTCGCAATCCAAACTTACAGAACGTGCCGGCTCCGCACACTGTAAACGGGAAAGCGATTAGAAATCTTTTCGTTGCTCCAGAGGGACACTCTCTTGTTGTTGCAGACTACTCTCAGATTGAGCCACGAGTAATTGCATCCTTTAGCCAGGATAGAATTATGTGTGGAGCATATTTAAACGGAGAAGACATCTATACAACTGTAGGTAACACTATGGGCGTAGATCGTAAAGCTGGAAAGCAACTTGTGTTGTCTTTGGCATATGGTGTTGGCCCTGACAAAGTTGCTGCATCCATCGGCTGTTCTGTTGCAGAGGCACGTGAATTGTTAGATAGTTTTGTGGCTAAATTTCCTGCAGTGGCTAGATACAAGAAGCACGTAGTGACTGAGAGCCGTAGGCGTGGTCCAGTACCTTACGCATTGACCTATATGAACAGGCGCCGTTATCTACCTGAGCTTAGATCTTCCTTGGTTTGGGAGCGTTCTAGGGCTGAAAGACAGGCGTTTAACACGGTAATCCAGGGGTCTGCAGCAGATCTCATAAAACTTGCTATGATTAGGGCACATAAACTTATACCTGAAGGGTCAAGCCTAATCTTGACTATTCACGATGAGTTGGTAACTATCTCTCCAAATCATTTAATTGAGGAGACAGAAGCAGCTATTCGTGAAGCAATGGAAGGTATTAACGCTCTTAGCATTCCGCTATTAGCAGATGTAAAGACTGTAACCCGTTGGGGAGAGGCTAAGTAGTGTTCCGTAGAAAAAAGAAAGACCGGATATCTGTAGAGACCGTACCTTTGCCTGTACTTATTCGTCAAGTAATTTACGACTCAATGCTTATGCCAACAGAAGATATTGCAAACGCTTTAGGTTTGCCGCCAATTTCTGATGAAGTTGCTGATATGGAAGAACAAGCAAGTGAAGAACGTTTAGAACGTTTTGCTAGCCTTATTCCATTTATAGATTCTCACGCCGACATGATGTCTAAGATTGCTACCTCAGCGTATTTGTTAGAAGAGTCTGATGAGGAAGCAAAAATTAAAGTAGATGAGGTAGCGGATTTAACTAAGTTGTTTAGGTTAGTTGCTTTGTCATCTTCTTTATCTTGTGTTTCAACATTGTTTAACTTAGGGCTAGTAGAAATGGTAGATTATGAGTAGTAACGATTGGTGGGCAAATAAACTTGGCACTAAAGGTACAGGAGTTTCAACTCCTGCTACAGGTCCTCTACCAGGAAATGTGTACAAGGCAACTACAAACCAACCTACAGTACGTGTAGATTATGATCCTGAACAAGATCAACTAGTAAGCAAGGCTGTAAGTTCACGTAGCTCAGCTACCTGCCCAAATTGTATGTCTGGTAATTATTTTGCACCACAAGGTACAGAGCGTATGCGTTGCTACGACTGCGGGTACCCTGTTATACAGTCTGCTACTGGAAGTGGACTTCCAAGTTCCTCTTCAGGACCAGCAACACCTAGTAAACAAGTAGGTACATCAGGATTTAATCCAACAACAATCGTAGATAGGATAGGATAATGGCAGTTATTAACGCAGAGGCACTGAAAGTAGTCGCTCAATTAAACAAGAAGTATGGTGCAAATACCGTAGTTGCTGCTAATAACGTTGTAACAACCCAGCGTATCACTACAGGTTCTTTAACGTTAGACGTTGTCCTAGGTGGGGGATGGCCTATGAATCGTTGGGTAGAGTTAGTGGGTGAGGCATCACATGGTAAGACAGCTCTTGCCCTAAGAACTATTGCTGCTAATCAAAAAGTAAACCCAAATTTTACTGCTGTATGGATTGCTGCAGAGGATTTTGATTCAAAGTACGCCGAGCTCTGTGGCGTTGTAACTGAGCGAGTTATCCTTGTTGAGACTAATAGTATGGAGAATGCGTATGAAGCGGTTATTAAATTTATGGAAAGCAAAGCTGTGGATATGGTCGTTATTGATTCTCTTCCTGCCTTGGTTCCTGGAGCAGAGGATGAGAAAGAAATGGATGAATTCACCGTTGGACGAGGGGCCCTCATCACCAACAAGTTCTTCCGAAAAGTAGCGTCAGCTACTAAAAGAGATTTGATTGAATCAGAACGTCCAGTATTGGGCATGATGATCAATCAATACCGTATGAAGATCGGCGTTATGCACGGCGATCCTCGTACTACTCCAGGTGGTCTTGGTAAAGATTATGCGTATAGCGTTCGTTGTGAAGTAAAGCGTGACGAATGGCTAGAGGTGGGCACTGGACAGGATAAGCGCCGTGTGGGGCAAACAATCCGCGTCCGCACAATTAAGAACAAGACCTATCCACCACAGCAGACAGCCTACCTCGACTTCTACTTCTCTGACGGAGGACCAGTTGACGCTGGGGGTTATGATTCCGGTAAGGAAATTGTTGCCCTATCCATCCTCAACGGAATTGTAGATCGTCGTGGTGGCTGGATGTACTATAACGACCGTAAGTGGCAGGGATCGCAGGCTCTTATTGATTCTCTTCGTGAAGAAGTTGATCTAAGATCTGAGCTCACTGCTGCAGTAATGGATACATTAAAGTCTGCTCCAGTATTGATGCTAAGTACAGATGAAGAGTGAAGGACAAAAACAATCGTTAAAGCATGAAAAACGATTGCAAAAGATTACGGGTGGCCAGCGCAGTGCTGCCTCCGGAGCTTTTTGGTCACGTAAGGGTGACGTTAGAGATGACGAACTCCTTATTGAACATAAGTGGACCGGTAAGAAATCTGTGACTATTAAGTCAGAGGTTTTAAAAAAAATTACAACCGAAGCAATTTTAGACAGTCGCAAGCCTGTGCTAGGGTTGCACCTTGATGGTGAGAATTACGTCGTTCTATTAGAGGAGGATTTCTTTGAATTACGTAATTCAATAAGAGGTGAATAGTGCGTTATAGTGATGACCCGGCCTGGACTTGGCGATATGAAGCTAAGTGTAGAGGGGTAGACACAGAGTTGTTTTTCCCACCACGGGATAAAGAATTGTATAAGCCAATAGCAGATGCTGCAAAGGCAATCTGTTGGGGCAAGGACGGGCAACCAGCTTGCCCGGTTCGCAAAGAATGCCTTAAAGAGGCTATACTTAATGATGAACAGCATGGAATTTTTGGTGGCATGTCCCACAGAGAACGTAATGCAGCACGTCGTAAGTATGAGAAAAAAGGTTTAACTTTAAACCAATGGCTTGAGAAAGAGGGTATGAAATATGGCAAAACCGAGGACTCTAGAGAGTAAAGAACTTAAAAAGTTTCTTAGCACAAGTAAAAGAGAAACACGGTTGATGGGTGCTATAGAGCGTCATGTTCTATCTAAGCCCTTTGATTCCCGCAATATGGAGGTCATACACCCTTCTGATATTATTAAACCGGAGTGGTGTGCGTTAGCTCAATACCATGCACTTCTTGGTAACTATAAAGAGGTGCGTGAAAAGCCTGCTCTACGCCTAGCATCTATCTTTGCTGAAGGTCATACTATCCATGCTAAGTGGCAAAATTGGTTAAAAGAAATGGGTGTTCTATACGGCAAGTGGTCAGACTCTACAGGTACTTCTTGGGCCGTGTCTAAAGATGTACATAAGAGTGTGGACTACGCCGAAGTACCGCTACGCAGTGCTAAGCATAAAATAAGCGGACACGCTGATGGTTGGGTGAAAGGTCTTGGAGACGATTTCCTAATTGAGATTAAGTCTGTTGGTGTAGGTACTCTACGTTTTGAAGCTCCTGCGTTACTTGCGCAATCAGACAATGATCTAGAAAAAGCCTGGAAAAATATTAAAACACCTTTTCGTTCTCACCTTTTGCAGGGCCAGGTATACCTACATCTTTGCCACCTAATGGTAGAAGAAGGCTTACTTCCTAATGCCCCTAAAGAAATTGTATTTATCTATGAACTTAAAGCCAATCAAGACTATAAGGAATTTGTAGTACAATACAACCCAGAGTTTACACAAGAAATTTTTGACAAGGCACTAGATGTAGCTTGGGCCGTAGACAATAACCGCCCACCAGTTTGTAGTATTAATTCTGTAAATGGCTGTGAACGATGCGCACCATTCAAGGAGGAAAAATGAGCATAAGCAGAGATGTACTAGCATCACTAAACGAGCTAGGTTTTTCACTTACCGTCAAGCCAGAATATGATATCCCTGTACTTCCTAGAGATATTACAGAGCTAGATGACGAAGGTCTTATGGATTTGTTTGTTCAGTTTACCCAGTGGAATGATCATCTATCTGGCGCACAGGCTCTATCTATTATCAATGAGAGAGAAGCACAACGAAACCTGGACAACGCAGAAGCAGCTAGTATGCTTAGCAACTGGACTGGTGCAAAAGGTGACCGTATTACGTTAATTAAGGCGCAGATCGCATCTAGCAAAGATATCCAAGATCTACAGCATGAGTTAG